GTTTCGCAGTGGGCTGGGCAATGTCGTTCCGCGAGGGCGTGGCGCACGCATGGCACAGCAAATCCACCCGCAAGGCTGATCCTGAGGAACGCGCGGCATGGAAGCGCAAGCAAGCCGAGGCCAAGCTACTCAGGGACGCCGAGGCATTGCAGCTAGCCCGCGCCGCCGCTGACAAGGCTAAGGGCATATGGGCGCGCGCATCGACCACAGGGACAACGCCCTACCTCGACCGCAAGGCGTGCGGGCTGCATGGGGCGCGCGTGTGGCAGGGGCTTGTCGTGGTGCCGATGTATGCGGCTGGCGGGATCGTGGGCCTGCAATTCATCGCGGCGGATGGTGCAAAGCGTTTCATCACCGGCGCGACGAAAGAGGGCAGCTATTTCCCGATCACGACGAAGGAAGAAGCGAAGGACGTCATCATTATTTGCGAGGGGTTTGCCACGGCGGCGGCAATTCGCACGGCAACGGGCTGGCCCACGGTCGCGGCGTTCGACGCTGGCAACCTCAAGCCCGTCGCGCTGGCCATGCGTAAAAAATACCCCGACGCGCGCATCATCATCGGCGCAGACAATGACCAATTCACGCATCGCCAAGACGGCACGGCATGGAACCCCGGCATCGAGAAAGCCAATCAAGCCGCCGTGGCAATCGGCGGCGCACAGGTCATCGCGCCATTCGTGCCAGACGACGACCCAGAGCGGCGCACGGACTGGGACGACATATCCCGCACGGATGGCTTGGAGGCCGTCAGGGAGGCCTTCCACAGCCCGCCAGCGCCAGACATGCCTGCACCTGAGTATGACGAGCGAGACTATCCAGCGCCTGAGCCGTACCAGCCGACTGACACCCTGTCTGCAATCCGCCCGCTAGGTCACAATCGCGGCCTGTATAGCTTCTTCCCGCGCGGCGCCGGCCAGATCGTGACCCTATCCGCAACGTCCATGGGCCGGATGCAATCGCTTTACATGCTGGCCCCGCGCGGATTTTGGGAACGTCACTACGGCGGCGAAAAAATAGCCGACAGCCAGATATGCGCACATGCCAGCGCGCACCTTATGCAGGCATGTCACGACATCGGGGTTTTCCAGCCCGAGACGACGCGCGGTGTGGGCGCGTGGATGGACAACGGCGCGCCAGTCATCAACACCGGCGACATGGTGCTTGGCGACGGCATCCGCGCGCACCCGGCAGAGTTTGAGGGCGAGGCAGTCTATGAGAGCGGCCCGCGCGTCGTGCATCCGGGATCGGAGCCGCTTGGCAATGCGGAGGCGGTGCGGGCGCTGGACCTCATCAAACGCCTGCACTGGAAGCGCGGGCAGTTTGCGTACCTGCTGGCGGGTTGGCTTGTCATTGCGCCGATCGGCGGTGCTTTGACATGGCGACCGCATATCTGGATCACGGGCAAATCCGGCGCGGGCAAGTCCAGCATTATCGCCGAAGTAATCAAAAAGATGCTCGACGACGTGGGCCTTGCAACTGAGGGCGTCACCGAGGCGCGCGTGCGGGGCATGATCGGGCAATCGACGCGCCCCGTTGTGATCGACGAGGCTGAGGCGGAGACGGCGACAGCGCGCGTTGAGATGCAAAAGATCATCAACTTTGCGCGTAAGTGCTCATCTGGCGGCATCGTCGCTAATGCAAACGCCAGTTACCGGGCGCAGTCGTGTTTCTGTTTTGCGGCAATAAATCCAAGCGTTGAGCAATTAGCAGACACGGCGAGGATCAGTATATTGGAATTAACACGGGATGCAAAACACGACCGCCTCAACACATGGCGCGCATTGCTATCTGACATGCGCGCGACATTCACGCAAAGCTATTGCCGCGCAATGCTGGCGCGCACAATGGCGAACCTTCCCGCGCTATTGGATAACGTGGCGACATTTTCACGGGCCGCGTCAGAACTATTCAAGGACGCGCGGGCCGGGGATCAATTAGGGCCGATGATTGCGGGCGCGTTTTCACTCACCAGCACGGCTAGAATTAGCCATGATGCGGCAATGGACTGGATGCGTAAACAGGATTGGGAGTGGCACACGCAAACCCGCGAGGCCGAGGATTCCGGCGTGCTGCTGACGCACATAATGACAAGCCGCGTGCGATACGACCACGCTGGCATGATGCGCGAAAGCACCATTGGAGATATGGTTGTGCTGGCGGCAGACGAGCACGCACCGGGGCATGACGGCGCGGTGTCTGGCCTGCGCCCCTATGGCGTCAAGGTGCACGAGCGGCGCGTCATCATCAGCAACACGGCGCCGCCCCTGCGCAAGCTGCTTGCCGACACGCCCTACATCCCGTGGGCGCGCGGGTTGGGCGAGATTGCAGGGGCCGAGGCTGAGAAGGCAACGTATTTTATGACCGGGCTTATCACGCGGGCGGTTAGTTTTCCGCTGGCTGCGGTGACGGGGGATGATGGGGCGCCGGAGGAAGAGTTGCCATTTGGATTGGAGGATATGGGATGACCAGCACTAAGGGGCGTAAATTAGAGCGTGAAAATGAACGCGTCGAAATCTTCAAAAAGATGTGGCTTGCTCAGGAAATAAGCTTTAACGAATTATATTTTGAGATTGCAGAAATAAAGGGGCACAGCGCCGCCAACTCTATTTGTTCTGATTTAGCCTCGGGCTGGCAAGGTTAGCACATGATCACCCTATATCCCGACCAGCAAGACCTTATCGACCGCGTTAGACTTGCCATGCGGCACAGCAAGTCTGTTCTATGCCAGTCGGCCACCGGCAGCGGCAAAACCGTGATGGGCGCATACATGATCAGCAAGGCGCGCGAGAAACAAACAAAATGCCTGTTCGTCGTGCCGCGCCGGGAACTCCTGCGCCAGACAGCCGAGACGCTGGAAAGCTATCAGATCCCCTTTGGCTATGTCAGTGCCGGATATGCCAGCAACCGTCTGGCAGGCGTCCAGATCGCCACCAGCGGCACACTGGCGCGGCGGCTGGATGACGCGCCCCGTGCCAGCCTTGTCTTTATCGACGAGTGCCACCACGGGGGCGCAGAGTTGGAACGCATCATCGCGCATTATGCGGCGCAAGGGGCGTGGATCATCGGTCTAAGCGCCACCCCCCTGAAAATGTCAGGCAAGGGGCTAGGCGAGTGGTATCAGGCGATGGAGTGCGGCCCTAGCATCGGCAAGCTGATGGCGGACGGGCGGTTGTCTCAGTATCGCCTGTTCGCACCGCATCGGCCAAACCTTGACGGCATCAAAACCGTGATGGGGGATTATGCCAAGGCTGAGGTATCAACGCGCATGGAGCAAGACATGGTGCTGACCGGTAACGCGGTGCGCCACTACGCGCAACACGCGGCGGGCAAGTTGAACGTGGCGTTTTGCACCAGCGTAAAGCACGCGGAACTTGTGGCAAGTGAGTTTAGAAGCCAAGGCATACCGGCAGCGGCAATATCTGGCGCGATGAAAGACGACGAACGGGCGCGCATCATCCGGGCTTTTGCGCGGCGCGAGTTGCATGTGCTGGCAAATTGCAGCCTGCTCACATTCGGGTTTGATCTGGCATCGGCGGCGCAGATGGACGTGACCATCGAGAGCATGTCCGACCTGTCCCCTACAAAGTCGCTACCTTGGCAGCTTCAAAAATGGGGGCGGGTGCTGCGGCGCAAAGATAGCCCGGCAATTTTATTCGACCACGCCGGAAATGTTGACCGCCACGGCTTGCCCGATGACGACCGCGAATGGTCCCTCGACGGCAAGGCAAAGCGCGCGGGCAACGCGGAGCCGACAATCCCAGTTAGGCAATGCCCGAGATGCTATTTCGTCGCGCGCCCGTCGCCATGCTGCGGATCATGCGGGTTTGTGTTTCCTATCGCCAGCCGCACGGTTGAAGAGGTAGAGGGCGAACTGGCAGAGGTCACGGAACGCGCGCGAAAGGTTGCGGTGCGACAGGAACAGGGGCGAGCGCAAACGCTTGATGAGTTGCTTGCAGTTGCGGCGCGCGAGGGCAGGAAGCCGGGTTGGGCGCGGCATGTGTATGAGGCACGGCAGAGGAAGAGGGCGGGGCGATGAATCTATCACAACAGCAAGGCGAGGCGGCGCTGGCGGTCAAAAAATGGATGCGCGACCCATGCGGCAAGCCGTGGTTTTATCTGGCGGGGTTTGCCGGATCGGGAAAGACGACGATTGCCCGCGTCTTGGCGGAAAGTGCTCAGAGCGTGGTCTATGCGGCATTTACAGGCAAGGCGGCACTGGTGCTGGCTTCTAAGGGATGCACGCCGTCAAGCACAATACACAGCCTGATTTACAAGATCAAAGACCCCGATAGCCCCGTTCCTGAATTTGTGCTGAATGACGACAGCGAGGCGGGCGAAGTTTCGCTGATTATCGTGGACGAGGTTTCAATGGTGGACGGCGATTTAGCAAAAGACCTGTTGTCATTTCGAACGCCAATTCTTGTTTTAGGCGACCCGGCGCAGTTGCCGCCAGTCAGGGGAACGGGGTTCTTTACATCAAAGCAACCCGACTTCATGCTGACCGAAATTCACCGGCAGGCAGCAGAAAGCCCGATCATTCGTATGTCAATGGACGTGCGAGAGGGGCGCGGCCTGCCGGTTGGCGAGTTCGGATCAAGCCGCGTGATGACGCGCGACGGCATGACGCCGCAGATGGTGCTTGACGCCGATCAGGTTATCGTCGGCCTCAACAAGACCCGGCGCAGATACAATGCGCGGGTGCGCGAATTGCTCGGTCACTCTTGGCGGTTTGTCACCGGCGACAGGGTGGTGACCTTAAAAAACGACAAGGCCAGCGGCGTGTTGAATGGCGCGCTCTGGAATGTTGATGATGTGCGCGACACTGACGAATACGAATCCCGCCTTCTGATATCGCCACTCGACGCCGGAATGACGCAATGTCCGGTTGAGGTCAAAACGCATCACGCGTGGCTTGACGGCACGGAAAACGAATTGGACTGGCGCAAGAAAAAATCCTATGCGCCGGTTGATTACGGCTATGTCCTGTCCTGCCATAAATCGCAGGGCAGCCAATGGGATGATGTGCTTGTGTTCGACGAAAGCGCATATTTCCGGGAGGATCACAAGGCGTGGCTTTATACGGCAATCACGCGGGCTGCGGATCGCGTTACGGTGGTTGTGTGATCAGCCCCGGCACCGTCGTCTACCAAATACCCGACAGCGACGACGCCCCGGCATTGGCGCGCGAGTTTTGCCGGACGCGGAAACTGACGCCAGAGGATGCTAAGATCATCCGGCGCAATGGAATGGTGATGGTGGAGATAAAGCGGCCATGTCTGCTAAAGGTATGAAAGAGGCGAACGTCCAGGCGCTGATCCTGCTGGCCCTATCTGATGCCGGGTGTCTGATTTTCCGCAACAACGTTGGATGCCTGCCTGATCGGACCGGAAGGCCCGTGCGCTATGGCGTTGGAGGCAATGGCGGCAGTGATCTGATAGGCATCGCACCCGACGGCAAATTCCTGGCCATCGAAGTGAAAACAGCGCTAGGCCAGCCGACCGACGCGCAGTTGCGGTTTATCCAAGCGGTGCAGCGGCAAGGCGGGCGCGCAGGAATCGCACGATCCGCCGCCGAGGCCGTAGAAATAGCTTGCACGCCTTAACCGCGTGGTTTATGCAGGGGATGCGCCCGCCACACTGGCGCAGATATGAGGGACACCACATGACCATCACCTACCACAACGACCTGATCCAAGGGTCCGACGAATGGCACGCCGCCCGGTGTGGCCGACTGACCGCCTCAGAAATGAAGCTGATCCTGACGCCCACGCTCAAGGTGGCGAATAACGACAAGACCCGCGCGCACGTCTGGGAACTCGCGGCCCAGCGCATCACGCGGTATGTTGAGCCTCAGTATATCGGCGATGCGATGCTCAGGGGCCACCGCGACGAAATCCTAGCCCGCGACCTGTACTCGCAACACTACGCGCCGGTCACTGAGGTCGGTTTCGTCACCAATGACCAATGGGGCTTTACGCTCGGATACAGCCCAGACGGATTGGTTGGCGATGATGGGCAGATCGAGTGCAAGAGCCGCGTGCAGAAATACCAGGTGCAAACCATCGCCGAGGATGAAGCGCCTGCCGAATACATGCTGCAACTGCAAACCGGGCTGCTTGTGACCGGGCGCAAGTGGGTGGACTTCATCAGCTACAGCGGCGGGTTGCCGATGTTCGTCAAGCGGGTGCTGCCTGATGCCGCAATGCGCGCG